ATCTTAGAGAATATGATGCCGCTGAAACGACGACAGGCACACCAAAATACTATGCTATGTCAGGTGGAGCAGAAGGAACTGGAGCAACGTCTTCAGGACGAATTACTATTGTGCCGACACCTAGCTCAGCTTTTATGTACAAAATTCATTACAACGCTAGACCGGTAGGATTGAGTTCGGCGAATACAACAACTTATTTAAGTCTTAACTTTGGTAATGGATTATTATATGCATGCTTGGTAGAAGCCTTTAGCTATTTAAAAGGTCCACAAGATATGCTACAACTTTATGAACAAAAATATCAAACTGAAGTACAAAAGTTTGGTGCAGAACAACTAGGTCGAAGAAGACGAGACGATTATACGGATGGAGAACCTCGTATACCCGTTCCGGTTCAGACACCGTAAGGAGAAACAATGACACTTAAAACATTAGGAATGGGAGTTGTAAAATTTTTAAAAACCAAAAGCAAAAAAACATCAGATGTTGATCTTAAAAAGATTCATGATAAATTTTTTGATAAGTCTGGTATGAAGCAAAAAGGTAAAGACATTATCAAAAAAGGTTTAGAGGGCTTGAAATAATGGCAACACTAACAGTCACAGTCAAAGAAGCAATTACACTTAACAACATCGATTATGGATCGGAAAGAGCTTTGGATATTTCCAGTGTTAATGAAGTTGTAAAGAGAGTTGTGACTGCATCAACGACAGAATGTGGACTAATAGGATTTATATCAGCCATTAGCGGAGTAGGTGTAAGTGCAAACAAAGTAGGTTATGTTGCAGGAATATTTGACGACGGCGATGTACGATATATTAGAATTACAAATTTAGACTCATCCAATCATATTACTTTAACTTTTAGAGATGAAAATAATACAGAATGTAGACTGAAGGTTGACGCTGGTCACTCGTTTATTTATCCAGGTGATAATAGCGGTGGCGTGGCTGATACGATAAAATCAGCAGGATCGGCTTTAGCTTCAGGTATTGATAATTTAACAGACATCACCGTGGATGCAGATACTGCAGCGTGTGATGTAGAGGTTTTTGTAGCAAGCGCATAGGATAAATGGCATCAACATATACAGGACTAGGTACCGAGTTAATGACAACTGGCGAAAACGCCAGTACATGGGGAACTAAAACTAATACTAATTTAAATATTATCGAACAACTTGCTGGTGGTTATATTGAAAAATCGATAGCAGGCGGAGCTCAAACAACAACTTTATCCGTTTCTGATGGATCAACAGGCGCTGAACTCTCACATAGAATTATAAAATTTACAGGAACAATTACTGGCAATCAGGTTGTAACCATTCCTCTTGATGTTCAACAGCTATACATTCTTGTCAATGGTACATCGGGTGCTTATACCGTTCAGTTTAAATATGTTTCAGGATCAGGATCCAGTGTTACTTTTGCAACGACAGATAAAGGAACTAAAATTGTTTATGCGACTGCTGATGATGGTACGAATCCAAATATAATTGATACAGGAATATCAACTAATACTCTTACAGGAGTAACAGGAGACATTACAATAGATTCTCCGGCAGATATTATTTTAGATGCTGATGGTGCAGATATTTCCTTAAAAGATGGAGGAACGTTATTTGGAACACTTACGAATTCAAGCGGAGAATTGGTTATTAAATCAAGTTCATCTGGAACAACTGCATTAACTTTTAGTGGAGCTAATGTCACTGGATCTGGAACTTTAACTGTTGGTGTTGATGATACAGGGCACGATGTAAAATTCTTTGGTGCTTCTGCTGGTGCCTATGCACTATGGGATGAGTCAGCAAATTTACTTGATCTACGAGGAGCAACTGCAGCAGGCCCTGGTTATTTAAAACTGACTACAGGCGAACTTACTGTTGTTGATGCCGATAAATTAGGAAGAATAGATTTTCAAGCTCCTTTGGAGTCTGATGGTACCGATGCTGTTGCAATAGCCGCTTCCATATGGGCAGAAGCTGATGATACGTTTAGTACTTCTGTTAATAATACTGATTTAGTATTTGCATTAGGTAAATCAGAAGCAGCGACTGAGAAATTCAGACTTACAGCGGATGGTGAAATAGGACTGGGGGGTGCTAATTATGGTACTGATGGTCAAGTCTTAACTTCTGCGGGTGCCGGTGCAGCTGCAGCATGGGAAAGTGTTTCCGCTGGAGCGGTAACAGCAATAAACAATGCTACTCAAAGTGAACTTGTTACTATAGGCTCCACAACAACTGAACTCGATGCGGAAGCGAATTTAACTTTTACGGGTTCTGCATTGACTTGCATTGGAACTATAACCGTTGGCGTTGATAATACTGGGCATGACGTTAAGTACTTTGGTGCAACATCGGGAAGTTATGCATTATGGGATGAATCAGCGGATTCTTTACTGTTAAATGCAGCAACACTTGATTTAAATGGAACAGCAGATGGTTTAATTCTTGATGCTAATGGAAATACAACGATTTCATCACCAACGGATGACCAAATAGATTTTGAAATTGCCGGAGCTGATGACTTCACAATGACGGCAAACACCTTTACAATTCTGTCTGGATCAACTATAGCTATTGCTGCCGGTGGAGCAATTACAAACGCTGGTTCAATGGCACCAGATATTACAAGCACAGGAAAAGCTTTGGTATTTGGATTTTAATAGGAGAAAAATATGGCAAGTGAATTATTAAAAGTATCGCATACAGCAGGAGTTTCAAACTCCGAAAGTGTTTTGATTAATGGAGTGAGTGGACATACATATACCATTCTTTCTATTGTTGCGACTGAAACGGCTGGTGCAGCAGAAACACTTGATCTATATATTGACGATGATGGCGGTGGAACTGATTATGAATTATTATCAGATCAAGCTATTGGTGCGAATGAAACTTTTATATTCAATGATAAATTCGTTATTGAAGGTACAGATCATTTATGTGCAGCAGCAGCTTCAGCAGCAAATATAGATATAGTTGTTAGCTATTTAGATCAAACATTATAATAGGAGATAAAAATTTATGAGTGGAATAATAACAGATAACGTAGGTCGATCATCAGGATTAGTTAAAGCTGCTGCTGGTGGTGGGGGGAAGATTGGTCAAATTGTTCAGACGGTTAACACTGCAACAGAAACTCTTAGTTCAACTACATTTACGACAATTTCAGATTTTACAGTATCAATTACTCCAGTGGCAACCAGTAGTAAGATTTTAGTTATGGTTAATGCTCAATTTGGTGGTGCTAGTGGTTATAGTGCGAGGTTCCAATTATTTAGAGATACTACACAAATTTTTATGGGAGATTCAGCTATTCGGTCTGCATTTGGTTTTAATACTAATGGAACTAGACAAGGAGATACTGGTTCAATATGTTATCTTGATAGTCCATCAACTACTTCTGAGATAGACTATTCTCTCAAATGGAACTCTCAAGAAAGTACTGCTCTTTATATGGGCAGAACATTCGCTAATGATTCGGAAGACGCAGAAACACCATCATCAATAACAGTATGGGAGGTATTAGCATAATGATAGATATAGCAAAAGCAATACACGCAATTAATCCTTCTGCTCAATTTAAATATAGCGGAAACGATTTTTCAACTTTAACATGGTTGAATGGAACTACACCTATTTCACAAGCGGATATAGAAACAAAACAAACAGAACTACAAGCTGAATATGATGCTAAACAGTATCAAAGAGATAGAACGGTACAGCCAGAAAGAGGCGGCTATCCATCGATCGGAGATCAAATGGATATGCAGTACCATGATTTAGTTGATGGTACGACTACTTGGAAAGATGCTGTTAAAGCAATCAAAGATGCACATCAAAAACCGTAATAATTAAATTTTAACACTGATGAAGAAAGTATTTTTTTTAGTCAGTTTGCCAAGAGCATGTTGCCAGACAGTCTTTTTAACAGTATAAAGGTTTTATGCTACAAAAAGTCAAATTTACACCCGGATTCAATAAGCAAGTCACACCGACTGGCGGAGAAAACCAGTGGCAGGGCGGCGATTACGTCCGTTTTCGTTATGGTACTCCTGAAAAAATAGGGGGCTGGGCGCAGCTTGGTGATAATACTTTAACGGGAAGAACGACCGCTTTACACCATTTCGTTAATGCCAGCGGTGTAAAATATGCGGCACTTGGCACTAATCGAATTCTTTACGTCTATTCTGGAGGTATCTTTTATGATATTACTCCTCTTAAAAGTACAACAACATTAACTAATGCCTTTACAACAACCAATGGTGATGCCACAGTCACGATCACGTTTGCAAGCGCTCATAGTATTTCTCAGTACGATATTATTCGTCTCGATAATTTTACTACTATTACCGATTCTGATTTTGGTTCTAGCGATTTTGACGATACTACATTTATGGTTGCCACAATACCAAGTTCTACAACGATTACGGTCGAGATGGGTTCAAACGAAAGTGGGTCAGGAGCAACCACATCCGGAGGCATAAGAGTTAAACATTATTATACTGTGGGTCCTGCTCTTGAAGCCAAAGGATCAGGCTGGGGTTTAGGACAATGGGGTGGTACAGTTTCTGGAGAATTAACATCTACTTTGGATGGTGCTATTAATGCATCTGCTACTAGTTTAACACTTGCCGCTTCAGACGGTTTTTCTTCTTCAGGCACACTTTTAATTGATAGCGAACTTCTTACTTATACGGCCAACAATACTACCACAGAGGCAATATCAGGAATCACTCGAGCTAAATACAATACCACAGCTGCATCCCACTCGGATGGAGCAACGGTAACGGATGCTTCGGACTATATTCAATGGGGTAATCCAGTAAGTGGTGATACCATAACTGCGCCAGGTTTATGGCATCTGGATAATTTTGGTAACAAGCTGATTGCAACCATTACGGATAGCGCAAGCTTTGAATGGGATTCGGACGCTGATTCTGCAACGACAACTCGGGCAACACTTATTACCAGTGCTCCAACAGCTTCAAGACTTTCTTTAATATCTACACCCGATAGACACTTGGTTTATTTTGGAACAGAAACAACCATTGGAACAACATCGACTCAGGATTTCATGTATGTCCGTTGGTCGGCTCAGGAAGATATTAATACTTATACACCAACCGCAACGAATACCGCAGGCACGCAAAGACTTGCCGATGGAACACGGATTATCGGAGCGATTAGGGGCCGGAATGCTATTTATATTTGGACCGATAACGCATTATTCATCATGCAATTTGTTGGCGCTCCTTTTACTTTTTCATTTCAACAGGTGGGAACGGGTTGTGGACTCATTGGTAAAAACGCGGCCGTCGAAGTGGATGGCTCGGCTTACTGGATGTCGGAAAATGGTTTCTTTAGATACACCGGTAAACTGGAATCGTTACCCTGCCTCGTTGAAGATTATGTTTTCGATGATTTAAATACAGTGCCAAGACAACATATTAATGCCGGATTAAATAACCTTTTTGGCGAAGTAACTTGGTTTTATGCATCGAGTGGAGCAAGTTCTATTGATCGATCGGTGACTTATAACTATATGGATTCGACGCCTGAAAGACCGGTATGGACGACAAGTTCGCTGGCAAGATCCACATGGGAGGATTCAGCCATATTTGGAAAACCCCATGCAACAGAATACGATGCCGATGCAACAAGTGATGGAACGGTTGGTAATACTGATGGAGTGACAACTTATTTTGAACATGAAACAGGATTCAATCAGGTGAAAGCGGGAACTACATCTGCCATCGCTGCCAACATTGAAAGTGGTGATTTTGATTTAGACCAACGCGGACTTGCAGGCGATGGAGAATTTATGCTAAAGGTTAGAAGAATCATTCCTGACTTTTTGCAACAAACAGGAGATGCCATCGTGACTTTGAATTTAAGGGATTTCGCTAACCAATCGTCTAGTGGCTCGTCGCTTGGACCTTTTACCTCGACAACAAGCACGACGAAGATCGACACGCGCGCGAGGGGGCGAGCGGCTTCATTAAAGATTTCAAATTCCGGTGCAGGGACGCACTGGAAACTGGGAACATTTAAATTGGACATACAACCGGATGGAAGAAGATGATCGATAAAAGTATTAGACAGTATTATGATAATGGAACGCTCGTAAAGAAAAGAGCAGATGGTAAAAGACCGGGGTATGCTAAAATAAAATATAAAGGTCATCCTATATATGGAACAGAACGTCCGGAAGAGTTTAGTAAACAAAGAAAATTTGAAGGAAGGATTGAAAGTGAGGCAGAAAGAGCTGCAATACATGCAATTAATCCTGGTTATCTTCCTTATATGGAAGAACGAAAAACAGCTCAAATCCCCTATGGGACTGGTGAGTTTGACTGGATGGAAACTGACAAAGGTTCTGAAATATTTCCACGAACAGAACTAGGAAGTGATCTCCAGAAACAAATGTATCATGAAACGATGGGTTTTAAAGATAAACCAGATCGAGTTCCAGAAGAAGTAAAAAAGAAACAAACCAGAGACATAATAAATTTAATGGATAGAGGCTATAGTGTTAAAGAGGCAGAAAGAGCTGTGTTGGGGGATAAGACTCCTATAAGACAAGCGGGAGAAACACCTGAAAAATTTGAATCGACAGCACAGAGACTTAAAACAGAAATAGAACAAGCAGGTGGGATAGATTATGTAGATGCCATACTTCGTGGTGAAACGGGAATACAAGAACTTCCTGAAGGTTCAAAAATTAAAGATATAGTTACAAAAGGTAAGAGTTTAATAGAGAAACAAATTAAAAATACTCTTACTCCAAAAAATTTAGTAAAAACAGGATTAAAGAAAGATGTAATAAATCGTACTGCAAAAAAACTGGGACTAGGTAGCATGTTGGGTCTTCCAGGATTGGTACTTGGCTGGTTGTTTGACAAGGCAAAAGCTAAAGTTACAGGAAAGACAAAGACTGGTATTACAAAAGCTTTGAGTCCAAAGGAATATCTTGCTAGACAAGAGAGAGATTTTCAAGAGGGAGATCCAGATTTTGGAGTCGGATCCAGTGGCAACGTTTCTTTTGCCGGTATACAATATGACAAGAAACATGGGGCAGGAGCTTATAAAGAAAAAACAGTAAGAGATAGAATAAGCAACATAGTGAGAGGTGGATCGACTTCGCAAAGCGCTATTGATAAGATTAATAGATTATCAGGGCAACTAGACTACGAACATGAAGGTGCTATAGTTACTACAGATACAAAAGTTAAACCCCCATATGTAGCTCCAATAGCAGGCGGAGGTGCAGACGTTATTGATAGACCAGAGGATATACCCTTCGAACATGAAGGTTCTATATCCATTACACCTCCACCACGAGCTCCATATGTGGACGTAGGAACTGGCGGCCAAGGTGGATCAACACCTGGTGATGCGAGTAGAGATCCAACTGGTGGATCACCTTTTTATAAAGGCGGAAGAATCGATAAAGCTTTAACAGGAAGAAGTAGAGATATCTAATGGCCCGAATCGTACAATCACTCACGCAACCTTTAGACAAATACGATCAACAGATACAATTGTCCTTCGTTAGGGATGTCGACAATATCGTACAGAAACTTAACACCACGTTTCAACAGGATTTAAAAGACGAAGCTGAAGCGGAAAGTATATTTATCGCATAATGGCAAACGCATTTGTTAATAAGAAGGCAGATTTAACGAGTACCGATGCAACGACTTTGTACACGGTACCTGCTCAGACGACTGCCGTGATAAAATCTATCCTGGTATCCGAGGATTCGAATAACGCGGATACCATTACGGTGACGATAACCGACACGGATGCCGCTGTTTTCAACCTTTTTGTGACGAAGGCAATATCCGCAAAAGGAACTTCAGAGCTACTTAGTCAGCCTTTAGTCGCTAAGGAAAGCGAAGTGATTAAGGTGACGGCGGCAACAGCCAACCGGCTGCATGTTGTTCTTTCGGCTTTAGAAATTAAGCCAAGAGAAGTAACATAGTCTTGCTTTACTTGTAGAAAACAAGTAAGTGTATAAACTCAGGTGTAATCCCTGCCTTTAATAAATTACTAACATTATAACTATGGTATTAAACACAGGAATACAATCATTAGACGCAGGCGCTCCAGAGCTTAGATTAGAAGGCGAACAACAAGCCGGAGGACCTTACAATCAAGGTAGTGACGTTAAGAATGCGCTCGCTGTCTGGGCTAACATGGGTCCGGAAGACCGGGCAGAATTCGATGGCTTCTTAGATTTTTTCAGAAGCGGAGCATGGCGAGACCAGATTCAGGGAATGGATCCAAGTATGATAACGACACCACGCGACAATCAATACAACGTCGCACAATGGAATAAAGAAGCAATGATAAGAAAAGGAGTAGACCCGAGAATGTTTGCATCTTACGGCGGAACGGCAAGACCGACTTACACTCAATCAAGAAAACAAAGAATGGCTGGCGGTGGTATCGCTAGCATGCGAGACCAGATTAAATACA